GATGAGATGCGGGCGTTCCGGGAGCAGAGCAAATACAAAGATCAGATCGATGCTTCAACAGGAGCATTCGCTTACTTAGTTGCGAAAAGAAAATACATAGGAGCATTGAGATAACATGGCAAAGCAAGCAAAGAAAAACACACCTTCGACAAAAGCTCTAGCAGTAATTGCAAACAAAAAGAAAATGATTGCTGCACGACTAATGGGCAATCATCTGAGCGGTACTGCAGAGGTGCTGACAAATGAACTCAGCACGAGGAGTGAACTGTGGAGGAAGATGCTTGATCCCCGTAGAAACCTCGATGAAGATTGTGGTTACGTAGTCAATCCCACATCCAACGATTATAATGATATGTACACTAAGGAAGGGTTTGCAAAGCGAGTAGTCCATATCATTCCGGAGGAGTGCTGGCAAGAAGACCCCGATATTGTGGATAATGAAACCTCCGACGAATCTCCATTCGAAACTGCATGGAGGGAACTTGAAGAACAGAAAGATCTCTACTCGATCATGGCACGTGGGGATATACTTAGTGGTCTTGGTGATTATGGTATCATTCTGCTTGGCTTCAGTGATGGCAAGCAACTCAATGAACCTGTTGAACCCTCAGAAGGATTGCAGTTGCTATATACTCGTGTGTTTGATGAAAGCGTATTAACGATTGATGCAACGGAACAAGATGTGACGAATGAACGGTTCGGACAACCGACTATATATACTGTGACCTTTGCTAACGACACCAAGCAAGCTACCAGCTTAAGCAAACAGAAAGTTCATTTCTCACGCGTCGTTCATCTAGCGGATAACCGTCGAATGAGTGACATAGTGGGCATCAGCAGACTCCGTGATGTTTTCAATCGCCTTCAAGATTTACGAAAGGTTGCAGGGGGTTCCGCAGAAATGTATTGGCAGGGTGCTTTTCCAGGTCTCAACTTTGAAGTAGATCCTGCATTGCTTGAGCAGGGTGCAGATGCGATCGATACGGACGCACTCAAAACAGAACTCCTCGATTATACGAATGGACTCCAACGAGCACTCAAAACAGTCGGTGTGAAAGTTCATTCGCTTGCTCCACAGGTTGTCGATCCGAATCCGCAGATAACCAGTCAGTTGAAGTTGATAGCACTTGCAAAAGGAATTCCGTTCAGAATCTTCATGGGTACTGAAGAAGGAAAACTTGCAGGAGGACAAGACGCCACAGCATGGGCCAAGCGTATGGCATCCCGGCAAAAACAATACCTCACTCCATACGTAGTGAGGCCTTTCATTCAGCGATTGATTGATCTAGCTGTGCTACCACAGCCTGGAGAAGACAAGTTCAAAGTGTTATGGCCAAGCATGCTAGAACCATCAGAGAAGGAACAAGCGGACGTGGCTAAGGTGCTGACGGAAGCAATGAAGTCATATGTGCAGGGTGGAGTCGAAGGATTGATGACGACTGACCAGTACTTGATCAATATTATTGGACTGGATGCAGATCTGGTTAAGGATATGCAGGATGAAATTGAAAAGTACCTCGCAGAAGAAGAGGAAGAAGCTGCGGAGTTAGCAAAGGAAGAAGCTAAAAACAACCCTGATGGTATTGACCCGAATAAAAAAGATATTGAAGATGACGAAGAAGACTAATCGTATAATGGTTTATCAGAGGCTTTCTATAAATAGTATGTATGCTTAGCATGAAAGAAAAACGAATGAACAAGTGCCTCCATTGCGGTGAATTATTTCCTCCTGTGATATGCAGGATATGTCAACAGCATCTCACGGACTGTTGCGAAGAATGCCATGATGAGATAGTTCATGGAGCTATCCCGGTGTTAGCATCACCTGAAACATCGAATAGCATAAAAGTAGATGAGGTAGCTCTGCATCAAAGACAGTACGGGGGAGACTATGATTGGAATAATTTATAATGGCTAAGTTAAAAGCACTCCAAAGAGATCCCACTCAAACAACTGTGCTTCGGTTACGGTTCGTTCGGGAAATGAATAAGCGATTTGCAATAGTCGCTCGGAACGTTCGGGAGCTGCTCATTAAGGATGATGCTTTCGGACTCAAACCTGCACCAACACTCAAGCTCAACATCGTCGAACGACAGGTCTGGCGATTCAGTACCGATGCACAAAAGATCACATCCTTTCGTAAGTGGCTCGACCAGCAAGTCAATACGAATATCCTCTCCACAAGCAATACTACGGGAACCCCATGGCTCGCACCTTATGTTGAGAGTGCATATAAAAAAGGACAGAACAGAGCATACCAGCAGGTGTACGGTGATGTCTTAAAAACGCCCGAAGCACAGCGACTCAAACCATCAGGGAACGTGCTCGGAGTGAGTTTTCAAGGTGCTGAAGAAACTAAACGGATTGAAGCAATATATACTAGAGCATTCAATTCCCTCAAAGGTGTTACTGACACGATGGCAAACGATATAAGCAGAACACTTGCTCTCGGTCTTGCGAATGGAGAAAGCCCTTTGACTATGGCTCGCAAGATGACGAAGAGCATTGGAGGTTTGACCCGTACTCGTGCAAGAATGATAGCACGGACGGAGGTTGTTGCTGCTCATGCAGAAGGACAGTTGGATGCCTATAAGGAACTTGGCGTCGGTAAGGTAACAGTCCTTGCCGAGTGGTTAACGGCGGGAGACAATCGGGTATGTTTTCCAAGGTGGACTTTAATTGATTCTGGGAGTGGGTTAGTTCCTATTCAGAAGAAAATTGAGAATGCTCTAACTCGAAGAGGCATTAGAAAAGTATTAAAAAGTCATTGTAGATGTTATACAGGTGAAATGATAATAATAAATACAATGAATGGTGTGGTTATCTGTACGAAAGATCACCCTATTTTTGTGGGGGATACATGGGTAGAGGCATCAAAGATTATTCCGGGAATGCTTCTTCAGAATACTCATAATACATCGTCTGCGGTTATTCATGTTTTCAATTTCTGTGTCGGTGATTCGTATGGTCGGTATTCCTTTTTTCAAAAGACTTTTGTCTCGCTTCAGATCGCGTTCTTTGGTTTGCTCATGCCAATACTCCCCGTCTACTTCAAGGGCAAGATTCAAATCGGTCAGGAAAAAATCAATACTGTACCGTCCGATTGCATGTTCTTGGATAAAGGAGATACCAAGTGATGATAAAGCCCGACGTACTTTTGCTTCTGGTTTTGTTTCTCCTTTGTATTTACGGTAGCATGAGAAACAGCAGAATGGATTTTTCTTTGAGGGGGTGTGTCGGAATCTCTTTCCACAAGTTTTACAATTTGTGTATTGGGGAGGTCTCCTGCATTCTTCAGAGCAGTGGGTTCGTATATTACCGCGTTGGATGTCAGAGTGTTTTTGTTGTGTCCGCTTCCCACATGTTTGACACCTTATCCAAGAGTATTTGCGGTGATTTGAAATATATTTCACACATTTTTGGCAGTGAATTCTTTTTTTTGATGATGATTGTTTACATGAGAATTTGGAGCCACATAACACACATATTTTTTCGACTCTTCCATTTCTTGATTTATGGTTACTATAGCATTCCCATGAACAGAACTTTCTGGGTCTTGATGGCAAAAACACCTTTCTGCATTCAATACATTTTATTGTTTTCTGCTTTTGGCATGCTTTATGATAACAAACACCACTACAATAATAGTGGTTTGTTATTTTACACCTGTTTGAACGGGATTGACTATGTCTTGTAAATACAACACCACATTGATTGCATGTAAATTCAAACGCCATTTCTATAATCTCCTTCGTGTTTGTCATCTGATAGTATCCATTATACATGGAAGGGTATATGTTTACAACAAGAAAGTTGATAGTAATCCTGAATATTATGTGGATGATGTATTGGTACATAATTGTGGGATGTGTGCGTCGATGGAAGGTGAGATCATGAAGGTGGAAGAGGCCCGAGGCCTGATTCCTCGTCATCCGAGCTGTCGATGTGCTTGGGTTCCGGAACCGATCACAGCTGCAACCCCGAAGGAAGACTTGCGTGATGCTGTCAACCGAAGTATCGATAAGGAACGGGTCAAGGGATCTCTCGCTAGCAAGAAGCGTCAAAGCACTTGGGCCGGAAAAGACCTCCTCCGAGGTAAAAAGACCGCTCCAGCAAAAGCAAAGAAAGTAAAGTTTCCAAAGAGACAACCTGCCCAGCGAGTTGAATCCATTTTGCCTACTGAGTTACCACCGACGGTTCAGCCTGTGTCTCCTGTTGTTCCGGGTGGGCTAAACCCACTACGGTCGAAGAAGAAGCGTAAATATTACCCAAGAAAAAGAAACCCGGATGGCACTCTGGTCACTCCAAGAAAGAAATATCCTCGGAAAAAGAAAACCCCTACATCCACAGCAGTACCGAAAACAATACCAAAGAAGAAAACTAAACCTCCAATAGAAACCCCGAAGCCAAAGCGTAAACGATATCCAAAGAAAAAACCAGTTGTTCGTAAACCTCCAAAAAGGACAAAGGATCTAAAGAAAGAACTTGAGAAGGCTAAAGATAAACGGATGGCTAAGTCAAAGAAAGATCTGGCAGGTGCTATATCGCGTCGGGATCCAGTTATAGCTCGGATCAGAGAACTAGAGAAGAGCACAGGTAATATACACTGTGCGGAATCTTTGGCAAGAATGGAAGCAGCGTGTGATCCAAAAAAACCATTTATAAAAGTAATAGAAGGGGTTGATACGAAAAAGATTAAGGATATTGGATGGGTTTCAAAAGAGACTAAGAAGCGAATAGACGATATTACAGATGAAATTTATAGGATGAGAAAGGGCAATGAGTATATCAAAAAAGATGCGATTAAACCCATCCTCAATTTTATAAAGGAGATGCAAGCTGCACCGACACGGTATGTAGTTGAGAAAGGAACTGTTGGTACGTGGTGGGATTCTATGCAGGAGATGAGAATTCCTTTTGGTAATAGTAAACCTAATCGTGGGCTACGGTTTGGTAAGTATAATGTTGATAATACATCGTCTGGAAGTTTTCGGCATGAACTAGGTCATTGTGCGGAACGCCAATTAAAAAGGTGGGATCGCAGTGTATGGGATATAGTTCAAGATGAAGTATTTCGAGATGGAGCTGATTTTGTGATTAAGAATGTTTCAGAGTATGGAGCAAGCAGCTCATCAGAACTGTTTGCTGAGTCTTTCTGTTCATTTACCCATAAGGACTATGGTGTGAATGGGAAATTACTTCCGAAAGAAATCCATGATTTCTTCGTCGGACTCCTCGGGCCATAAGTATAATGATGATAGAAGGAGAAATTGAAAATGCTAGAACAACCTGAATGTTCCAAAAGAAAATGCGTTCATTTTATGGGTGTCCGTAACTTGGGAGAGAGTGAGATAACCCAAGTAAATTATTGCAGAGCCTTCCCGAACGGAATCCCGGAAGACATCGCTTATGGAAAGAACAAACATCTCAAACCCATTGAGGGTGATAACGGAATTGTATTCAGCAAAAAGAAATAATTAAACCATAGGAGACCAACGATGAAAGAAAATGAAATAGAAGTATGGGATTGTCCACGGTGTGGTCGGAATGGTTCAGTAAGGGAGAAACGGTTTAATCATCTCCGTTCTAAGAAAGAGTATTGGTGCTGGAACTGTAACCGCGCGTTTGTTATGAATCGTGATTTGTGGCAAGAGGTTGGGAGAACGAAAAAGACCACAGCCGAAGCTCTCATGAATTTCCGGGATGCTGTGCGGAAAGTTGGAACAGCTCAGATTGAAGGGTTCAAGGAAATATGCAAGTGGATTGAAAGCTGGTGGCCTCACGTATGTGTGACCATTATCATTCTGTCAATAATTACTTCTTCCATTGCATTGGTGGTTATCGGGGTGGAGTTGAAGAAGTTGAACACTCAACCCATCACCGTTCAGAAGTACTCTCCACCAGAAGTTCCGTTTGCACTGGTGGAGGAATTAAAGCAGGCAGAAATCAAATTGCTTGAAGAAAAGCCTGTGTCTGTGCCTATGGGCAAAGTGTATATGGAATCAAGCCCGATGCAGAAGGCAGCAGAGGGTTTGAAGAATGAAAAGAAAGGAAAATAAGAGATGATTAAAAAAGGAAATCCGTTTATTGAGGGAGAAGATTGGATCATGTCATTGAATCGATTGCGTGATAGGATCCTCGCAATGATGCCCATGTTTGATAGCGAGTCGGAAGATCGGATGAGGGATGCGTTGGAAAATTCCTATCTCAACATCATCAATTCACGCAGGCGGGAAATGGATGATACCAATAAAAGGCTTTTGGATATTCTGAAGGATTTAGGAGAGAAGGCAGCAGTTTCTGTCCCTGTCATTTCAGAAGAATATGATGACGAGGAAAAGAGACCGCGCGCCAAGACAAAGGACGATGTGCTTTTGAATATAAATTCTGCAATTGATAATCGTGTATGGCATCCTGATTATAAAGGGTGTTCTATTCAGATATATTATGAAGCAACCAGTCTTTCTAATTGTGGGTGGAGAGCTGCTTTCAGAGGGTTTGAGCATTCCGAACTTGTGGAAACATGCTACTTCTCCAAAGCGAAAATGGAAGCGTCACGATTATAATTGGATTGACACTCACCTCTCGTCGTATAATGATTGTAGAAAATGGGAATGACAATTGATGACCGATAAAAACATTCAATTACGCAAAGCCGTCAAGCATTGGATCAAAGCGGAGTTCCAATTCCGTCTCGGTACTTATGGAAGTGCCCATGCTATGGGAGCACAGATTGCTCTTGTTGAAGCTGAAGAAGCCTTGCGAGAAGCAATCACCAGTCGTAGGAGTTTGGAAGATGCCGGGATGCGTTTGGGAATGGGTATTGAGGAGAGTAGGTTCAGGTCGAAGAAGAAAGTAGTAAAGAAAGCGAAGAAGAAAAAGAATAATTATTAAAGTACTCAAACCAATAATGCCGATAAGAATAATGGAATCGGAGAAAAGAGTTTGATATGAAGCATGATAAAAAAGTAAAGCACGGAAAATCAGGAAACATCTTTACCACGTTAGGATGGGTATCCTCTGTCATCTTTTTCACTGTATGTTTGTTATTGAGTTTTGTGTTTGTGGAAGAGATAGAAAAACCAATCGAAACAGATGCAGTTGTGATAGCCGATGCAATCATGATTACCAATCCTGTGATAACAATGCAACAACGAAAGATTCTTAAGATGCCTTGTATACGGGTTATCTGGAAGACTGACTGTTGCAGGATTTTCTTACCTGCTATTTTAGCACAGGAAAAAGGTCTTCCAGATAACCCGTATTGCATGACGTGGGCTTATTGTCAGGATGCTGCAGAGCAGTTAGGCCGCGATCCGAAGTCTTTTGATTTGACAAACCCAAAAGATATTTCTACATTGATTGTGGCTTATAGTGAACGGTATTCAGACAAACTTTATAATGAGACAGGTGAACAGATGAGTACTTTCTGGGCAGCTGCTATGTATAGTGGCGGGTGCTGTGGTTATCTCATGCCTGACGCACAGGACTATGCTGACCGAGTATGGACTTTGATTTGGTTTTACGAAAAAGTGAGAGTATTATGAATGATATGATTCAAAACAGACGTGAGCGATGGTGGCGTGACTTAGTAGTGTGTTCATACTTCACTCCCGGTGAGTATGAGCAGGAAGCACTCAGACTGCAAGAAAGCCTCGAAGAGTTTGAGCTGACCTCCCATCTGATTACAGCTCATCATCTCGAAGGAAAGACGTGGACTGAATGCGTAAAAGAGAAGCCTTGGATGATTATGTATTTCGCAACATATCACCCGACTAAATCAATACTATTTGTGGATGCTGACGCTGTTATACGGCAAGATCCCCGTCTATTCTTGCCGAATACGTGGTTTAGTGAAAAGATTCCTCCTGTATCGGTTGCAAGCATGAGTGGTAGACCCATGAGTGGAACGGTAATCTGTCCTCCACTCCTAACTCATGAAGATGTATATCACACGCTCAAGCAATGGTGTATCGAAGACGTAAAGCGTACTGGAGTGCGTCAGCCTCAAAGTGTCCTCACGTATGTGGATGATGTCTGCAAGGAATTGTCACCGGAATGGACGTGGATCTTTGACACTTCTCCAAAGCGATTCGGGCTGGACATAAAGCCAATCGTGGAGCATTATCAAGCGAGCAGAGAATTCCGCAAGCACACAGAACCACGGCATGACCCGCCAGAAACTTTAGTTCAAAGCAGAAAAAGTTATTTAACACAGAGGAACGATGAGGTATAGTTCAATCATGAGCAAACAAACAATAGTACAGAAGATCGAAGAACAGCACCCTCTCCCTAAGGATGCATTAGACTCAAGGAACCTTGCTGTCTGGGGAACCCGATGGGAAGCTGCACAAGAAGTAATCAAAGCACTGCAGAAAAACAATCAGGAACTGTCAAAGCAACTGATTGAGAGAGGCCCTGCTCCAGTGGATGAAATTGCTAGAGAGAAGAATAGGTTACTCATTGAGGAGTTGTCTGAATCTGTGTCGTGTTATGGTTTGGAATTACAGGATAGGGAAATGTCTGTTAGTTTAATAACGGCGTTATTGGTGAACTTCCAATCACAGATGATGTATGATATAAAGCAACGAATAATTCTCGATGCTGAAATAGAAGACGAAAACAGACACGAATGAATTATAACGGGAAGGATCCCACATGAAAGTAATAGCGTTTCATACAGGGGGCACCTACCAAGCGGAAGCAGATTTGCTGGAGGCCTCTCTCAAACGATTGAATATTGATTACCATATCGAAGTCTACCAAGGAATAGGCGACTGGCATGAAGCTGTAAGTATTAAACCATTATTTATTGCGATGTGTCGGCGTCATTACTCTGGGCCGTTAGTAAGTGTAGATGTGGATGCATTCTTCCATGAAGATCCAAGTAAGTATTTTGATAATTTGAAATGTGATTTTGCTGCACACTGGTTTCAAGGCCCTGCATGTGGTTATAACAAAGAACGAAATGATAATCAGTTCTTGAGTGGAACAATGTTCTGGAATGATAATGAGGCAGCACGTCTGCTTCTTATTGAATGGGCAGCATATAACAAACGACAAAGATCCATGGGGAATATGCAAGGGGGAGGCCAAACCAATCTTCGTGAGGTGTTCTCGCAGGAGAATAGTGTTCCTGGATTATGGGTAGGTAAGATCCCCGGAAGATATTGCTACGTGTTTGACAAGCCGTGGGGGTATCCCGAAGGAGAACCCTGCATTATCGAACACCTAATAGCGTCCCGGGAAAATAAAGACCAATCCAAAGGCAAGACGAATGAAGCTAGACAGCAAAGGATAAAAGAATTAAAGGAGATTGTGAAATGCTAAAGTTGGATATTGGTTGTGGGGGTCGAGGAAGTTGTCAAGAAGGTTTTATTGGAATTGATACTTGGCCTTTGCCAGAAGGCAAGACTAAAGAAGAATACGTGCGAATGGATTTCATTGAAGAAGAGAAACTGCCTTGGAAGGATGGGATGGTTGATGAGATTCTGGTTTTGCATATAATAGAGCATTTGATGCCAGAGGACGGGGAGATATTGGTTCGTAAAGCATTTAAGCTTCTCAAACCTAATGCGACAATGACAATTACCTGCCCTGACCTCTTTAGACTTTGTAAGGCTTATATGGATATGGATATAGAGTTCCTTGGTAAGAGACATCTGCATAAAGGACAGAAAGAAATATGGCCTGGACATACCCTCGCCGACCGATTGAATTGGGCTATTCATCAAGATACTCATAAGTGGGCTTATGATACTTTGTCGTTGAAAGAGTTGATCAATAGAGCATTGACTATTCAGTCATTCCATCTTCGTAGATTGATGATAACTGATAGAGGGTCAACCAGACCCGATCATGAAATAGGATTTGTAATAACGAAAACATAAGGAGAACATTGTAATGACTAAACTTGATTTAATTTACCATCCAAAGTCTATCCAACATTACGTGAGCATGTTAGCGAGCGATCAGTTTATCAGTCAAGCTAACTTCGGTGATGGTGAGTTCAGTTGCTTATTAGGGAAGAAGGGAGCTAATAGTCAGGGTGGTGTTTATTATATGGAACTGAGCACAGCTCTGAGACGATGCTTAACACGCAATAATTTGACGTATTATGGATTCAACTGTGGGCAGAAGCTATATCCCGAAGTAAAGCAATGGCTTCAAAGATTGAATTCGTCCATTCCAGAACTATGGGGTATGGATATTGAAGTTTCTTCACCGGAAGGCTGCATAAACATTCCTTGGGTTCATAAAGAGATAACAGCTGCAGCTAACTGTCATGGAGGGATGGGGCCACTTATAAAACTATTCCGTGAACGGAAGATGATGATTGTTGGAGGGCCTCACCTGAAAGATCTACCTGTTTTTCCATTCACATTTATTGAAACACTCGCGGTGAATATGTGGAATGACTATGAGAAGACCTTAGAACGGGTTCGTGCTGCAATAGTCAAGGATAGACCACAGATCGTTCTCTTCTGTTGCGGAATGGCAGCGAAGCCTATGATTTCACAGTTAGCTGAAGATCGACGAGCATGCCATCTGCTTGATATGGGAGCAATATGGGATCCATGGGTTGGAGTGAAAAGCAGGTCGGCATATAAGAAGCCTGAACATACACAATCCATGGAGAAGAGTCTTGCGGTTGCTGATGGAGTAGATGAAAATCCTCGACCTGAATGGTGTGTGGGTCATGCAGATCTTATACCGTCGTTTCTTCAGAAGCTTCCAAACATGGATGAGGGTTTGCCAATAAAACTAGAGAAGACGCCTGGAGCACTAAGCCCACGATTAGCAATCATGGATTTAATACCGTCAAAGATTGATGGCCCTGTGCTGGACGTTGGTGCTGCAGGAGGATGGGAAGCACTGGAACTACAAAAGAAATTTGGAGACTGTATTGAATGTCTCACTCCTTTTGAAGAAGAAAAAGAACTACTCCATAAGAATGGAATTAAGCGGGTTCACGTTGGTGATATGCATTGCATGTCGAATGCATGGGTCGAGAGGTATGGTTTGGTCTTTGGGAGTCATGTGATGGAGCATTCACCCGCTCCGTATATTGCATTGGGTCAGATGCATCGTTCACTTAAGCCGGGAGGATGGCTATGTATTGTAATGCCGAATGCGAATGGACGTGTACGCATCATGGAGTTCGAAACACATAAACGAATGGGAAGTATGCCTGCTCATCTGTTCTGTCCTTCGGTGGAAACCTTCATCGAACTGCTGGAGCATGTAGGTTTCAAATTTGAACGTTACCATGAGGTTATTCAATATGAGAGCAAGAAAGAATCTTATAGAAATAAAGTGTGGGTAGCAAGGAAGCCGTTATGAGTAAATTGCAATACACGCGTGTAGAAAGTCATTTAGGTATTTTTGATACGTTACCTAATGAACGTATGAGTGACATGATAAGAAATGGGCACCACGAACCACACGTGAGAAGGATTTTAGAAAAGTACAGTAATCCAAAGAAGTGGTCAATTGATGTTGGTGCTTGCATAGGAATGCAAACTGTTTTACTAGCTCGTAACAGTCGCAGGGTAATAGCTATTGAGCCAAACCCTATGGTTCAGGATTGGTTAAAAAGAAATCTGGACTTGAATTGCATACGAGATAAGGTGGACGTATTTCAAGTGGGAGCAACAGATAAGCCATGCATCTTTCCTATGAATAGAATGGAGCTGGGAAATTACCCGAATGTAGGTGCGTGTGGTCGTTCTAAAAAAAACAAAGATGATGATGTTATGGTGGTAGGTATGACTTTGGATTCCATTTGGGAGAAGGAAGGCAAGCCCACTATAAGTGTTATCAAAATAGATACAGAAGGTCAGGAACTGGAGATACTGAAAGGAGCCATTCAAGTTATAACTTCCACACGACCTATAGTAGTTGCAGAAATTAGTCAGACCATACACATGAGAGCTATTTTAATCTTCTTATCTGTGTGGGATTATCAAATAAGGTGGTTAGGTAATAATGGATGGGATTATGTGCTGTACCCTGCAGAAAAAGGAATCATACAATGACAACAAAAGTATTCTTACCTTATCGTGCGGAGTTCGGGTTTATATGCATGCATCACGCTCCACAAGTGAATGCTGCTGATGGGCCGAAGATGGTGATGATTGAAGAGGGCATGGAGGCCCTCTACCCGAACTGTCATTATCATTATGTGAAGACTCGACCAGATTTGCTTCGCAGGGCACGAACAGAAAACCGATGGATGGCTCTGCTCAAAGAAGAACTCGCACCAGAGCTAAGAGAAAAAGTTGGTGACTTTGAATTTGTTGAACCGAATCAGAAGGCACCAAAGAAGTATTTTATTCCACAACCTCATGTCATATCAATGAATGCTCCTTCGGAGGCTATTGTCATTTGTCCACGAAAGCGTGACTATGGGTCAGATAAGAACTGGCAGCACTGGCAGCTGTTAGTATCCTCTCTGCGAGACAAAGGTATACGTACTTGTGCTGTTGGACATCCAGCTACTTCGTTTGATCTACAGTTCTGTTCTCGTTCATGGGATCCGAAATATAATGAACGGTATTTAGACAGCACAATAGAAGCCATGTTAAATGCAGAGCTGGTCGTGGCAACTGACAATGGCCTCGCTCATCTGGCGTTAATGTGTGGGAAGCCATTAGTAATGATTTCTCATGCGAATGGCTTAGTGGCTGATGGTGTTGATGATATAGGTCATTCTTATTGGCCTATCAAGTTAGAGCGGTTCCGTTTTGAAAATCATGCTCATGCTCAAATAGATGTAGTTCATCACTGCTGGCACAGCATTGAACCCATTCTCAATTTCATTTTGAAGAATAGAGATGTTAATGTCAAAGAATCCTAGGGAAGCTGCACAAGAACTCGCATGGTTACAGGCTTATGTTGAAAAGCGAATGAGGGAACTATTCTATGGAGACATAACAATCAAATTTCATAAGGGAAGAGTCATGCATATTGATAAGCTAGAAAAGATTCTTCCTCCAACAAGAATGAAAGAGTAAAAAGATTTCTGATAAAACTTTTATTTTTTCCTTTGGATAGACTTGTCATTTCCGTATGCTTCAAGTTGAAAAAGCATTGAAGCATCCAAACACGGAGCCTTCTTTTTGAGGCTCCGTGTTTTTTATTACGGAGAATGACATGAAAACGATCTTTAATAAAGTGACTGCAAATCTCTCAGGTACTGTGAGTTATGGCATGTTAGAAGGTGTGCAACATCTTATTGCTCCTATGGTGATGATCGTTGAAGGGGTTCTCAATGGCTCAGAAGGCCCATTACTTTATCCTGAGGAGGAACTAAACAAGTTCCCAGAAGTGTGGAATCATAAGCCTGTCGTTGTCTATCATCCTGAAGTTGATGGCAAGGGGGTCTCTGCTTGTAGTCCTGATATTTTGAATAGCCGTAAGGTCGGGGTCATTCTGAACACACGTGTAGAGGATGGCAAACTCAAAGCTGATGCATGGCTCAACATGGATCGGGTTGAAAAGATAGACGACAGAATTGCTACCGCTATTAAAGACAACACCATGATGGAATTGTCTACGGGACTGTTCGCTGATGTAGACCCAAAGCCGGGAACGTTCAAAGAGGTAGCATATGATGCTGTGTTGCGGAACTATAAGCCTGACCACTTGGCATTACTCCCGGATAAGATAGGTGCCTGCAGCATTGAAGCTGGTGGTGGGTTCATGCGAAATCAGCTTAGTCATCAAACGATAAGAGACGAGCTGCAGGGGTTGATAGCTAAGACACATGGAGGTAAGGATAATTATGTTTATGTATTAGACGCTTACGAAGACATCTTTATCTTTGAAGACAATAATCAGTTATATCAGATGAGTTATGTTATTAATGGTGACGCTGTGTCACTTTCTGGCGAGCCCCAAAGGGTAGTTCGTCGATATGAATACGTGGTAGTTAATGGTAAGAAAACAATCCATACCCTCAATTATGAGAAGGAGAATACAATGGATAAGGCAAAAGTTGTAAAAACACTGATCGAAGGCCCGAGTTGGACAGATGAGGATAATGAGTTCCTCATGAACCTTGACGAAGACACTCTCAAGCATCTGCAGGATCGCAAGCCTGTGGAGAACGCACCTGATGCTGCGACGGAAGCTGCTGCGAAAGTTGATGCAGATGAAGCTGCTGCGACGGAAGCTGCTGCGAAAGTTGATGCAGATGAAGCTGCTGCGAAAGTTGATGCAGATGAAGCTGCTGCGAAAGTTGATACACCCACTGATAATGGCAAGCCCGTCACCGTGAACCAGTTCATCCAGAATGCTCCCCCGGAATTTCGGGAGTCGCTGGAACTCGGGCAGCGTCAGCTTCAAGAGAAGCGAGATGGCTTGATTGCACGGATCAAGACCAACAAGAAAAACACGTTCACCGAAGAGCAGTTGAAGGCCAAGAGCATCGATGATCTCGAAGGTATCGCTGCTTTTGCGACGAACGATGTTGTGAAGAAGCCTTTGTATGGTGGGAATGGCCCTGTGGACAATTCCACCAAAGAAAAAGAAGAAGAGCCACTGGTAGCACCAGTCATGAACTTCGACAAAAGCAAAAAGTAATGAGGATTGACCTCATTGGTTGTTGACGAAAGAAAAAGATAACGAAAGGAAACAGTCAAATGGCAAACAGGATTCAACTGGATGGCGACGGATACATCCTCGAAGAAGCCCTTGCTGCTGCTGCGGTCAATCCCGGCAATCTGATCGAAGAGATTGCTGCGGGAACGGTTCAAAAGCACAGCGAAGAAGGTGGTTATGGCTTAGTAGCCGTAGCCGTGGAAGATGCGTTGCAAGGCAATGACGACGATGATCAGTATGCTTCCGGTGCTCGTGTGATTTATCACATCCAGCGTCGGGGCACTCGATTCAGAGCGTTGTTGAAAGCTGGTGAGAATGTGACTATTGGTCAAGCTCTCATCTCAGATGGTGCAGGAAGATTGATCGCTCAGACCAGTCGTGCAAGTGATTCAGCTACCAAGCAGATCATGGCATGGGCTGAGGCAGCGTCAGATCTCTCTGCTGGTGGTGCGGTTGACACATTGCTGTCAGTTCGTGCAGGGTAACAAGTACCAACGGCATATATAATGCTCAAGAAAGAAAGTGAAAGGAAAAGAAACCATGGAAGATTTCATTTATAATGGTTCTGCTGTTGGTCAAGTTGCTTTGACGCTTCTGAACAATGGCTTCGACACGGATGTACTTCGTCCTTATGTCGGAAGTGACGGTCGTACGTACGTCACACGAAATGTGGATGGCAAACCTAAAGCTGTCCCCGTCGGAAATGCCACGGCAACATTGAGGAAAGATGACTGGAAAACTCTTGATGACGCAATCATAAGAGTATCACAGCCTCGCCTCAAGTTTGTTGGGGATCTCCGATCGCAGGGTCTGTCTTACAGCATTCCGAATGGAATGGGTAAGACGGTTTTGGAAACCGAGACGATGAGCGACATGGATGACGCAATCATCTCGATGGATGGGCTCCGCACCTCCGAAGGTGATCGTCCGCTCTTCGAGCTGACGAACTTGCCCCTGCCGATTATCCATAAGGATTTCCACTATTCCGCACGACAGATTGCAGCGAGCCGAAATGGTGGCAGTCCGTTGGATACCACCACAGCGGAACTCGCAGGCAGAAAAGTTGCGGAGCAGGTTGAGAAACTCGCCCTCGGTAGGTCAAGCACATACCTTTATGGTGGTGGAACAATCTACGGTCTCAGTAACTACACCAACAACCTCACCAAGACGCTGACTACCCCTGTAGGGGCGACTGATGTTGGTGAAACGCTGCTGACCGAAGTACTTGCGATGCGAGCACAGGCTCATGCAGCATACCACTTTGGGCCGTTCATGATTTATCACTCACCAAGCTGGGACATTTACATGGACGAGGACTTCAAAGCGAACTCGGATATCACTGTTCGTGAACGATTGGAAAAGGTCGCTGGAATTCAGGCTGTCACAAGCCTGGACTACCTCCAGAATTATGATCTGGCTCTCGTTCAAATGACCTCGGACGTTGTCCGTGAAGTCATTGGAATGGAAATAACGACTGTTCAGTGGGAGTCCTCGGGTGGACTTCAGCAGAACTTCAAGGTGATGGCTATTATGGTTCCACAGTTCCGAGCTGACCAGAATGGCAATACCGGGATCGTATACGGAACGACTCCGTAAGTTTTTCTCCTGTTAGACGCAGGTAGTTGGTTGATGGACTGGGTCGGGGTTTGACCTCAACCCGACCCAGTCTTTTCTAATATGGAGAGGTCATAGGAGACTGTGAAAATGGCAAACGACGAACTGAAAAAAAAGATTAAGTATTTTGTTTTCAAAGAAAAGAAGTGCGGATCTCATGTTGAAGATGGCAAGACCTATGTAGCTGGAGACAGAGTTCCCAGTATATATAATCTTGCATCTTTGTTTCCCTTCAAGTTTGAAGAAGCATCGTCTTCTACGGCGACTGCTCCATCAAAGGTAACGAAGAAGGAATCTCCAAAAGATGAATCGAAAGTTGAAGCTGCTCCAGTAGCACTCACAGACATTGAAAGTGTCTTAGGTAAGAACCTTACCAGTCGGTACAAAGAAGCCCAAGATGCTGGAGTAATCGTGTTGCGAAAAGGTCAAGGATCTAAAACAAAGTATTTTGTAGCTGATGCAGATCTGCCGAATGTTTCTCTTGTGAAGAGTCCAATGAAAAAAGAAGCATTGGAAAGTTACTTGGCAGAGTTAGGATAAGGCTTACATGCGATGGACTCCGACAGAATGGTGGCAAGGAGATGATGTAATCATCATAGGTGGTGGGTCTTCCTTGCGAGGGTTTGACTGGAGCCTGCTACATTCTAAGCGAACAATAGGTTGTAATGACGCCTATCAGCTTGGTGAGCAGGTGTGCAGTGTAGTTGTCTTTGGCGACATGAAGTGGTATATCGGTCATCACGACTACATTAAGTATTTTCAAAACCCGATCTTCACTAATCAGCCTTCATTGCACGTCGGTAGTCCTGATTGGATATTTACGATGGCTAGAAAGAAGGCCGGATTGCATCACGAAGCGTTAGGCTGGGGTGGAAATACTGGATGCGTCGCGGTGAATCTTGCATTGATCCTTGGAGCTAAGCGAGTTTTCTTGCTTGGTTTTGATATGCAAGTGGGCGACGATGAAAAGCATAATTGGCATGATGATAACAAGGGGAACCCCGATGCTGCAGCGTACAAACGATTTACATCTGGGTTTGAGGCATTGGCGAAAGATTTGGAAACAGAGTTTCCCGGTAAGGAAATAATCAATCTTGGGCCAGAGTCGGCTCTTGATATGTTTCCGAGCTTGGATTTGAACACTTACTTAGGAGATTAAAAAATGGCTGATGGAAATGGTAAAGGCCCACGTGATGGTTCTTATCAAAAGAAGCAAACTGGTTCAAAAGGTAAAAAACAACTGGCAGGAAAGTCTTGTCCAGTGAAGGGTAAATAAAACGAAGCACCAACAAAACATTTGAGAATGAAATGAAGGAGATTTGAAATGAAAAAGGTAATTTTAATTTTGGTTCTAGCTTTAGCTTTCCTCGGCAGTCTTTCCGGTTGCAGTGGAATTCAAGCAACGCCGGAAATGACAAAGAAGATCGAAATGAATTCTGCAGTGGCTGAAGTAAGGCTGGCGACAGAGCAAACGCCGGAATCGGCGAAAGAAGGCTTGGTATTAAATGCGGCGGTATTTGCCGAGTATCACGAGTCTTCTACTATCAATTGGTTTGCCTATGCGTTTGATCCGGAGAAACAAATTTTTTGCACCGCTACCTATTATACATTATTGAACAAGGCATCTGTGGCAAGCAGAGTTGTTAAAAAGAACATAGATAAATATGATAGTGACGCACTGAAGGAACTATTTATTGAAACGAATAAGTGGTTGGTGCAAACAAACGACGGACTAAAAGGAAGTGACATTCGTAGATAGCTTCTATAAAAAGCGTAGCGATGTCTTTTCCTTTGCAAAATAAATAGGAGACAATGAAATGACTGAAACAAGAATGACAATGGAAGAACTTCAGGGTAAAGCCAAAGGGCTTTCATCTGATTTTCTTAGTGCGTACGGCCCAGCAATTTTGGCCATGAGCAATAAGGAGATCATCAACTTGATTGAGCTTATTGCATCCGGCAAAGAACTTGAAGCATGGGGTTTGGTGCTGGCTCAGAAAGACGGCCCAGATGCGCTAGCGGAGTTCAAAGCAATTACAGCAGGCTTCAATGATGCTAATACAGAGAATGCTGTATCACTGGCATTACAGAAGTCTGCAATCACCGCTCTTATGAAGGGAGTGCTCGCAATAGCACTGCTCGCGGTGGGTCTTTAACTTACTGGCTGCTTGGAAGATTATAGTTAGGATGTGGATCATGGACAAGAAGCAAATGATAAAATGGATTGTTGCTGCAGCTGCAAGAGGAATTGCTATGGCCCTCGCTGGATGGTTCGGCATGTCTGCAACGGCGTCTCAGGATACTGGAAGTCAGATGGCTAATGCGATAGGTGCTTTGGTACTTGCAGGTATTTCTATTGCTACAAGTATCAAGGGACGTAAGAAACTTCTGGCTGCAGAACCTCCGGTGAAAAAGTAAAATGGCAAACAGAACCACATATGCAGCAGTATCTTTGATTATAGAAGTTGATACTACTGTCTCAGCAGATCTTGCTCCATACATTGAAGTGGCGAATCTGATGGTGACAGATATCTGTAGTACAGATTACTCCGTTGCTAAGTTGGAATTAATCGAACGGTGGTTATCTGCTCACTTTTACGCAATACGTGATCCTCGTACTAAGACTGAAAAAGCTGGTGAGGTCAGTCAAACATTCTTAGGTAAAGTTGATCTTGCTTTGGATCAAACCCGTTATGGACAGCAAGCTATGTTAATCGATACTGACGGTGACTTAGCAGCACTAAACGGACGGATCAAAACAGGTAAGGCAAAAGTCAACATAAGTGCTGGCTGGTTAGGAACTGATGATTGGGATGAGGATAACAATTTATGAGCATCATCAGCAAAATGCGAAAGCAGACAGGCGTCTACTGGGGGCCTCCAGTAAATGATGGAGACGGTGGACAAACGTTTCCTTCTGCTGTGGAGATCGAGTGTAGGTGGACGACCATCACTGGAGAGGTGCCTAACCCGATGGATCGTAGTGCTTTGACAGACTCCGTGATTTATGTTGATCGAGATGTCGTTCTTGGTGGTTATCTGTACTTGGGAACATTAGTATCGGTCGGTAGCACTAGCCCGTTGGAAGTGCAAGGTGCTGTGGAAATCAAAGGATTTAAGAACATGCCTAATTTCAAAGCAACTGAGTTCTTGAAAAAGGTATCAGTATGAAGAAGAAAGGTAAATTTGTAATTAAAGGATTGGCAACAGTCAATAGGAATCTGCATATCGTCACTAAGAGAATGAAGATGAATGCATATCCGGCACTCGTCGAAGCAACTGCGACTATTCAAAAAGAGTCTATGAAGCGAACGCCTATTGATACAAGCAATCTCGAAGGATCCCATAGAAGTAAGGTTTTCAAATATGGAATGGGAAGGGTTTCTGGTGTTGTGTATCTCTTAGCATCGTATGCTCTATTCGTTCATGAGGCATCACCAGCTGTTCATTTTAAGTCTGCTTGGCCGAGAGGAAGAAAATATCTTGAACGAGGGATCGTAGATAATATAGATAGTATACGTCGTAATATCAGAAAGTGGTTAAAGGTTCGATAATGGTAGCTAATTGGAATGTGAAAACCTGGCCCGTCGATTATGCTGCACCAGTTGAGAAGGATAAACTGGTTTGGTATGCGATGTCAAAGATTATTCGTGCTTACCTCATTGAGCAGGCTGTTGGTGTTGCTTATGTGGAAGGTACTGATTGGTCTATTGCCACGAATACGCAGTTAGACTTACCAGTCAATTTGATTACCATATTTGATGAAGCGAGTCAGGTTCGATCACGCTCTCTTAAGAATGGTAATGAGAATGACCCTTCCATTTCTATTCAGGTTCGTTCGGTTCAGCAAGATGTTGGTCTATATAAGATTAAACGCATCATGCAGGTGTTGGATAAGATAAACGAATGGACTTGGAATGGTGTTGGAGACGCTGATTTTGATCAAGTTATTATTGTGAATTCATCGTTTAGGCTTCGAGGGGTGTTTCCCTTGGGTCGAGATGAAAATAATAGGTGGGTATTCAATTTGGAATACTCGTTCGTGATTACAAGTATCACATAAACAGAGAAGGAGCTTATAATGAAAGCTGGAACACTGAAAGACGGAAAAGGTATTTCAATTACCTTCGCAGGCCATGCAAGTCTGTTTTTGGTTATTGATCCCATCTCCATCACGCCCTTGGGAATCGAAGGTGGTGATGAGATAGATACCACTACGTTGTCAAACACAGCGTACAAAACGAAGGCAGCACAGTCCCTCAAGGAAATAACGAATGGTAGCTTTACTGCTGCATACGATCCTGACTGCTGGGACGATGCTCTTGCTGCTATCAACGATATCAACCTTATCACATTCACATTCCCTGATGGAGTTACTGTGGCTGTGTTTGGGTTCTTGAAGAACTTTGTTCCCGGCGAACTCGTAGTCGGTGAACAACCCGAAGCAGAATGTGAGATCATTCTCACGTGTGCTGATGAAGATGGAGCTGAGACTGCTCCAGTTTACACAGCAGATTCTGCATAAGTAATCCGGTGAGTTTTATTGCATGATGAAAGGAGACTATGATGCAAGAATTCAATAGCGTGATGAGAAAAGAAGAAGTGAAGGTTGACAGTCAACTCTATGAAATACGTGAGCTGACACAGGCCTCCCGGGACATTTATCTCAAGACTCTTTCGTCTACGATGAAGGTGCGAATGGTAGGCAGCGGAAAGAACGATGCAAGAGGCAACGAGATAATGAAAAAGGAAGTTGACGTCCTCCAGTTGAGTGGCGGTCAAGTTTCGCTTCTTCATCAAACGATGTTTGTCATCGATGAGGATGGCAAAGCAAAGCAAATCGAAAAAAGCACCCTGCTCAATTGGCGAGCAGGCTTAATCGAAGAGCTTGTGAAGATTGCTTCTGAATTGAATGGGATGGAACAGCCCGAAGCGTCCCTCGAACAGGAAGCAGTAAAAAACTAAATGAGCGAGGTGGTTTGTTCTGGTGCAGGTTAGCGAGTGCTTTAGGTGCTCCCATTTATGTGCTGGAACAAACCATCCCAATGACCGAACTACGATTGTGGGAAGCCTATTTTAGTACGGAACATGAACGAAATGAAAAGGCAGACTACTACCTCGCTCAGATAGCAATGGCAATTTGTCAAGTGAATGCTCCAAAGGGCAAGAGATATCGAATAAAAGATTTTCTCTTGAAGTTTGGTCAACCGGAGTCATTGACACCAGAAGAGTCAAAAGCACGTGTGATGTCTTGGATAAAAGGAATGACTAATAATGCAAGGAAGAGCAAAAAATGATTCCTAAGTCACTTGGTAATATGCAAGCGTTTGTTTCCCTCAACACGATGGGAATAGATAAAGGTGCATCTGAAGTCGCAAAGAAGCTGGGAGTTATGCAGAAGAAGCTTCAGACTAGCGGATTGTTGACGTTGGGGATTGGTATTGCTTTTGCAGCACCATTAGCAAAGGCAGCGAGCGTCTTCATGAAGTTTGAAGATTCTATGCTTACTGTCAAGTCTGTTATTCAAAATGCAACAACAGAATCTATGAATGCACTCACGACCCAAGCCAAACTACTCGGTCGGACTACTTCTTTTACTGCTTTGCAAGTTGGAGATGCTATGGTGAATCTGGCTCGTGCTGGTTTCAAACCGAAAGAGATACAAGCTGCAGTAGGCCCTATTCTTTCGATGGCTCGTGCGACTGGTACTGATCTTGCGGAAGCTGCTTTGATCGCTTCTGGTAATCTGAGAGCATTTGAATTATCTGCCGATCAGACTTCGGATGTTGCAGATGTATTGACAGCTGCAGCAAATAATTCAGCACAGACACTTTCAGAACTAGGCGAGTCTATGAAGTATGCAGCTCCTGTTGCTAAATCTTTTGGAATGGATCTGCGTCAAACAGCAAAAGCAGTTGGTACACTAGCAAACTTTTCCATCAGAGGTTCGATGGCAGGCACGTCCATGAGAATGGCGATGTTGCGATTGGTTAAAACAAAAGTCCGCAAGAAACTAAAAGGCATTGGCGTCGAGGTGACAGGTGTTGGAGGTAAGATGCGGGATCTTACCAGCATCCTCCAAGATCTCCATGGAAAACTCCAAACAATGGGTCAGGCAGACCAGCTTAGTTTTATGGGTGAGGTGTTTGGTGCTAGAGCGGTCGCTTCGGGCTTAAAACTCGGTCAGGAGGGTTTCAAAGGACTGAATGATGCGATAGCTAATGCAGCAGGCACGGCCGCACGAGCGGCAAAGATTATGGATAGTGGTCTTGGTGGTTCATGGCGTATGTTGAAGAGTGCTGCAGAAGGTGTGATGATCGCAATCGGTGAACAGATCAATCCTGCTCTTGCTACTCTGATGGATCGTATTAAGGATTTGCTTGGGCCTGTCACAGAATTCATTGAGAGGAATAAAACACTAATAACAACGATAGGTATTATTGCTGCTGGATTGATTGCTCTCGGTGCTGTAATGCTCGTCGGAAGTGCGATTATGCTTTTAGTAACGAAAGCTGTAGGAGCTTTCGTGTTCGTGTTGAAAGCTGTATTTATGGTGCTATCACTAATTGCAGCTCATCCCATAGTTGCGATCTTAATTGCTTTAGGTGTCGCATTTGTTTACTTGTTTGGGACAGGTGACACGTTCCTACAGAAATTAAAAAGTATCGGCGTAGCAATCATGCAGTTTCTGGCTCCTGCTATTATGTGGCTCAAAGAAAAGTTTATGATTCTACATACTTCAATAATGGAATTCGTTACTACGCTTATTGGAAAGCTAACTCCAGCATTTATAGTAATGGGTACAGTAGCTAAACAAGTATTAAATGTTATTGTGGCATATTGGCAGATGGTGTGGGAAATGATCAAAGCTGTAGCTGTGGGTATTTGGACAGCTATATCTTTCATTGCTAGTAAGCTAAATGATTTTTTGATGCCGATTATTACTAAGGTGAAAACGTTCATCATTGGAATGGCATCTAGCATTAGTAAGGCATTCCAAGCAATCAAAAAACCAGTAATGGATGCACTTAATACAATGGAGTTTGCATTTAAGAATTGGAGATTGGTGGTATCCTATTCCTTGACGACTATGGTTTTAACTGTTGTGACTAGCTTCAATAAAATTATTCATGCAATCAAACAGATTCCCACAGTACTCAAGTGGATGGTGGATAATTGGCATGACTTGTTTATAACACTGTTGAATTTTATTATGACGGTTGCAGGCAATATCAAAAAGAACTTGCAAAATCTTTGGACTGCTATCTGGAGCTTTATTAAGGGTGATGGATTCAATTTTGAATGGACACCTCTAACAGATGGATTTGAAAGTGCTATCAAAACGTGGCCTGATATTGCAAAGCGTGAACTCGGGGCTGTTGAATTAGCTTTGCAAGAAGAACAGAAGCGACT